TGTAATGTCTCCGCTTGTTTTTTAATATGTTTAATAAGTTCTTCTTGGTTTATCTCCTCTGACTTTTTTTTCCAACAAGAGAAATCCTCTTGGTTCATGTCTCCAAAATCCTTTTTATTGGGAAGGCAAATGTATAATTTGCTATGGTCGAAATATCTTAGTAGCTTGCAGTAGTTTTTTATCGCCGCGATTAATCCCCTATTTTCTGAACTCTCCCGATCATTATTGAAGGATAGATATATCTTGGACGGAGAAAGCTCCGTTAGGGCGCAAATCAATTTAGAGGAAATGGTGAGCCCGAAGGTCACTAGGCAATTTTTGAAATCTTCATTGTATAAGCTAACGCAATCCCCTATGCTCTCCACTAAAATAATCTCTCCGCTTTTTTCTATCGCGGTCCTCGTCGGGGGGATCCCGTCATTTCCTTGTAGATATAAAGGGTAAACCCAGTTGCTTGTTCTTCCCACGTGCTTCCATTTTGGTCTATCGGTTCCAGTTTTGGTGGATAAGTCCCTGCCAGATAATCCATGGATGTCTCCTTGTTCATTGATAATTGGGAAAACATACCGTTGGTACATCTTTCCCCCAGTTGAAATCCCCGATTTAAAATGCTTTAACACGTATTCATGTATACCTTTTTGAAGATAAAAGTCGTAGTGCGGAAGGAGGTTCTCTACAACGGAGGCGTCCATAGTCTTCTCCATCTTGAGTTTCTCCACGGTGGAATCCTCCGTCTTGCTTTCTTCTATTTCATCAAGAAGCTGCTCTAGGTTTTTGTTCTCTGAGCCTGAGGTTTGTGCGACCAAGAATTTAAACGGCATAAACTGGGAACCAGTTACATAATCTTTCCACACTCCAGTGTTTTTATAGATTTGTATGGCTGTCATATTGTCCCCGCCTCTAAATAAAGCATTCGTTTGCCAGTAAGCCCCCCTGTCGGAAAGTTTATATCCAAGCATGTCTAATGCTTCTTTTATTTTTTCGGGACTACTCATCTACTGGGAACAGCTCCTCTTCTCCCCGCCTAACATCTATAAAACCATCCTCCTCGGGCGCGGAAACGCCCCTTATGAAATCTTCCATGGACTGAAGATCCCCTTTCTCCTCCGCTTTAAAGTTGTCAAGATTAATGTTTATATAGTTCTGCTGCTTCGCCCCGCTTTCCTCTCTTTCTACTAGGCCGAGAGCCCTGGAAACATTCGGGCCTAAATGACGATGCTTTAGGCATATTAACTTGTGAGTGCCAAAGTTAGGAGGCTCACCCATTAATTCGTCGTTAGTTTTCCTCCTCAAGAGGAAAAGGTGGGAGCAGAACTGGGTGATTTGATCAGATAGAGACACTATGCTTTCGTCATCCACTACGGTTTCCGCATTCCTATTGGTTACTATGCCATAACGGTTGCTCTGTACGCTTGTGAACATTGAAATTAAAGGGCCATCTGGACCAACTATTTCTGACTGTATTAAGGTTTTGAATTTTGTAACCATATCCCCAACCCTTTCCCAATGGGAGGAATTGGCGTCTTTGTTTTTTTCCGAGGTAGTCTTGATGTAATCAAAATTGAAAATCAATGGGTTTCCTCTTCCTACTTCTGCATAGTAAAACCTTCTGACGGCGTTTACCATTTCATCCACCGACAGGCCGCCCACGTTATAATAATAATATTTCATCTCCTCCTTCTCCAAGAGGTTCCAGAACTCATCGATGGAACTCCTCATTTCCTCCCCCTCGCTTCCTTCGACGTGCATATACTTACCCGTCTCTAGGAAGTGGAGCGGAACTCCCGTCATTGCCGAACACTGCCTTAAGATTAATTCCTCTTTACTCATTTCCCCATTGTCGAAATGAAGAACGGGAACGTCGTACTCTCTCCCGACTCTTGTGGTAAAATCCATACAAAGCTGAGTTTTTCCAACCCCAGTCCTTGCTACGATAACGGTTATATTCCCAGGCTTTAAAAGGGAACCGTATAGGTCATTTAAGTAGGGCATATCTGGGGCAAGCATTCCCGCATCACTATACTTTTCCGAATTCTCCCCCCGTATTGTTATGAACTCCTCCATGGAGTCATATATATTCTCTGGATGTTGGGCTCCTGCTTCGTAAAAATTTAATTGATCATTATATATTTTATCCGCTTCGCTTATAATGTCTTGATAGGAGGTGCTAGAATTAATGCTTTTCATTTTTGAAGCAACACCTTTGCACGCTGAATATATTTCCCTGCGAATCGTGTATTTCTTTAGTTCTTGAGCTGTGGCAGTGACCCCCTCTTCGTTTATCTTTTTTAGCCCAAGCGATTTAATGTATTGAAATATGTCGATATTATCCTCAAATGAAATATTGAGAGATTTAATCCTCTCGGAGATAAGGGTTTCGTCCAAAACCTCCCCAGCATTGAACGCTTTTGAAATTACTTTAAATATTGTCGCGTTAACAGATGATGTTGCTGTGCAAAAATCTTTTTCATTTATAAAGGGAGCTAGATCGGAATACTTGTGGGGATATTTTATAAGCCCAGCAAGCAGGTGCTGTTCTAGTTCGTATGAGTAAATCATACGATATGTATACCCGCACTAGCGGGCAAGTCAAGACTAAACGTCTTCTTCTTCGCCGCCCATGAGGTCAACGGGATTCTCCGAGGCCTCCATTTCGATCAAGTATTTTTCCATAGATTTCCTCAATCCCATTTCTATGATTTGGGAATCTTGTCGAGAGTATACCATGGGCCTGCCGTTCTGGTCCGAATAGACCAAAACGAAACCTTTATTCGCTGAGGCGCCCCCAGTGAATTCGTACAACTGGTCAAGGAAGGTCTCTGGAATTGTAAAGTCCGAAAACTCTTCTGGGTTAATTTGATTTTTGTCCACTTGTCTTAATTAAAAAGGGGAACTTCTTGAGACTCGAATCAAAAGACTCTTCGTCTTCGTCCTCGTCCTCGTCCTCGGCCCCCTTCTCCTTACCTTTCTTTGCGACAGTTTCTACTGGCAAATCTTTAATTTCTTTAAAGCTGGGCATCTCTACACTGGGGTCAATCGCCCACATTATATCATGTCTCTCTGCCCACCTGACCATTCTTCGAACGGGGACTATGAGGTTAAAATTTTCACCAGCGCCTCGCACCACCATTCCAACATAACGTCCGTCCTGTAGGTAGACCCCCCCTCCAGAAGAGCCAGGAAATGCGGTAACTGTAGTTTGGTCGAATTCAACCTTTCCATGAATGCGGCCAACTTGCGAAACAATACCACTGGTCATACTATTGGCTCCCATTTGGCCCAGTAAAGAGCCAACATGAAAAAGCTGTGTTCCAATGGGGATAATATCCTCCTCTTTATCGAGATAAAACTTTGCCCCAGATTTTCCATAATCCTTGGCCCTAACCATGAGCAGGGCTAAGTCTTCCCCATCATCCGCGTCGCTATATTTAACCACAACGGCATCCATTTTTATCTCCCCAACCCTGCGCCCAGACTCAACCAACTCCTTAATTATTTGAACATCTTCAAACTCTACAAGTTTTTTGGTGTTGCCGTCGACGATGACTGTCCTGACGTCTCTTAAATTATCCACCACATGCCCAGCGGTCCAAACAAAAGTGACTTGCTCGCCCTCAACTTCCCTGGTAATTAGGACTCCAGAGCCTTCCGATTTTTGATAGCCAGATTCCGCTCGAATGGTGACTGAAATATCTTGCAACTGATCAGCTACTTTACGGCGCTCTTTAGGGGAGATGCCGAACATGGAGAAGGAGAAGCAAAAGACGGAAAATAGGATTAGCGTTTTCTTCATAGTTATATATTGATTTGTAGTATTATATACACTTTATTATAGTGCAACCCCGTATTTTTTAAATAAAGATTTATTCACCCTGTCCTCTGGGAATATCTCCACTAGTTGAATTCCGTTAATCTCACAAAATTTTTGCTTGTTTTGGTCCCGCCTTAATTGCTGTATGTAATTGGCTTTGTTTCCGTGAAAAAACTTGACGAACTTCGTGTGTTGTGCGCCCTGCACCTCAACCGCAACCTTTTCATTGGCGTTATAGAAGTCTAGCGTTAGTTTGGTGCCCGCGACTGGGAACTCTTCAAAAACAACATGTCTTGACCAATATTTTTTGAGGAATTTCTTGGTCTTGAACTGGAATTTGCTTCTGCTCTTGCCGTCCCAGTCAACAAGGTATTTCTTAACCCCCTGTACTCGACGGACCGAGCCCGTTAGGGTCTTAAATTTCATTGTAATAGTATTTTTCTAGAATCTCCTTGGCAAATCTTCCTGACCTTTTTTTTATTCTTCCTAGTATGGAGTTTTTATCGTAAGATTTATTGTTGAAGCTCTTAAAATGGATACCGTAAGGCTTCTCCCCCTCTATGCACTTGGCATTAAGTGAGTGATGTAGGTGGATCTCCTCCACATTTTCATTTTCATATTTTTTTACTCTTTTTGGGTCCAGTGTAGAGTGGCTCCAGCTAGTGAAACCAGTTGTTCCGTAGTCTCTCTCAAGGGCAGCCTTATAATTAAACTGCGCTCCATATTTAACTATCGCGCGATTAAGCGCTGGGCTTTCAATTGCAGTTCCGCCACCGCTAATTTCACTAATCCATAAGTCGATAAATTCCAAGGCTCTGGGCGTGGACGCTACAAAAAAACTACCTATGTATCTTTGCTCTCGAAACATATGGTCTCTATCGCAAGCTATAAAGTCGCAATTAAAGTCTAGCTCTGGCAGAAAATTCTTCATGAAGGCCATGTCTACATCTACTAAAATCATGGGGCACTCCAGGTTGCTCTGGAAGAGCGCTCTTAAGTATTTTGTTTTCTTTCTTACGAATGCCGCCCAATTACCCTCTCCAGAAACAGGATCCTCAACTAATTTAACTTTTTTAAATTTGGAAAAATATTGCTTCTGCTCTTTAGTCCAGTTTACTGTTAAGATGAAAATGGTATTTACCTGATCCATGTCTAAATTGTCGCACATAGAATTAATTAAAACCCTTGCGAAATCATGGCTTTTTGAATCTGAGACTGTAAAGAAATTAACCATTTACTTTATTCCACCAATAGTCTATCTTTAGTTTATCCATTACGCTCTCTAATTGAGGCGAAAGTTCGTTCCACCACCTGTCTAAATTTTCAGGGTTGATCTCTGAGAAATCATCTATGACCACCACGGGTAAATCTTCATGAGCCTTCTGCCATACTCCGAGCCTTTGTATAATTGGAATAGTTTTTACCGCTAGAGCTTCAAAGGTTTTAAATGAATCATACGTCGTGCCGAGCGGCGAAAGAAAAAATCTATGATCACATACTGTCTGCCAAAATTCCACATGCGAAACTCCACTGAAAAAATAACAGAAATCCTTATTTTCTTTCATATACTTCTCCGCATCTACCCTATCTGTCCTCGTTCCGAAGATGGTTTTTCCCCACGGGCTCCAGCCTCCGCAAACTATATTTTTCTTAGCGCTGGGTTCTGCGGCGAGGGAAATTCTTTCTAGATCATCGTGGTATTTGAGCAATGGAGCGGGATGCATTCCTTCTGGCATGGAAATAACCTTCTCTGAATCAACGTCATTCTGCTCTGAGAAAATTTTGGTGATCTTATCTTCGTTGAGGAACCTGTCAACCTCTTCTGGATTTAACCTGCTTCTTATGCTTTTGTCCGCATTGCCTAAGTATAAAACAAACTCCGAATCAAGGCTTGGGAGGATTTCTTTAATAAAATATTTTAAATGATTTGTCTTCACAAAGACTGTTCGAGGGGGTTCCTTCTGAACAGTCTTGACCTTCTTCATTGGCGGCATACCTGGCCTCCAGTTCAAATATGTATCTATGATTAAATCAAACCTTGAAATCCAGGGGCTAGTGGAATTAGTGTCCTTACCTATGCCTCTGTGCCTGCCTGATGCGTGGCGGGTATTGTGCACCAAAAATAATTTTTCATTAATCTCCATTCGCTGATTCCTTTAATGAGCGATAAGCACTGGCCGACGTAGACGAATCGCTTCTTAATTTAATCAAATCCAGAATATCCTCGTCGCCCTCTTGTTCTTTATGCGGAACAAACAGAGCCCTGTCCCTATCTGGAGCATCTTCGCTTGGCTCACATGTGTAATACGCAGCCAGAGAATTTCTGGTTTTTGACCCAGGGCATGTTATTGGATCTGGTAACCCATGCCAAGAGTTTTGCGTAGTGTCAAAGATTACCGCCCTATTAAAAATACAATCCGCCGTCTTCATTAATTCCCCACAGGAATTATCGGCCTCATTGTGGCCCCATAGGCCAAGGTTCCCGCCCCACTCTGGCCTCCAGTCCTTGGATATATAAATAATTATATTCAATTTTCTTTCAAGCTTAAGTTTGGGGTGAATTGAGTAATCGAGGTGAGTATTCAGCTTTCCACTTTCTCTATGTGTATGCCAGCCTCCACCGTTTAACCCTGGGTCTGGATACAATTTCCCCCCAGTTAGCTTGCTTATCTCATCTGTAAATTTCCTAGAGCATAGGTAGTTAAAAACTTGATACGTCCTCTCTGGAAAAACATTCCAATTATTGCACGACCTTTTAACCTCTATTGGATTAAGGTATTCATGCCAAGAATCAGAGTTGAACTCTGGAAATTCCTCAACCAGCCGCTCTGCCGTATCTTCCTCGAAAAAATTATCTATTACAACATGGTCGAAGGGTTCTGCGCCCTTGAACTGCTCGCGTAAATTTAGGAAATTAACATGACTGTTTACGAATTGCACATTATATTATAACCCGATCTGTATCAAATTCTAGTTCATAGTTATCCCAGTATTTATGATCGTACTCACTGTACTTAATATCGTCAAAGAGAATTAACTTCTCCTTCTCGCCGCAAGGGGTGATGGCATATCCAATCGCTTCACCTTCGGGGACGCGTCCTTTGCCGTTGCTATATTCAAAGCATTCATCTTCGTGATGCTCGGAGTAAATAATTTGTGTAGATTTAAGACTCATTTTGTTTTTTCTTTTTTGCCAGTTTATAGATGGTGTTGTAGTGAAAGCCGTATTTCTTTGCGGATTCTTTAACTCCATACTTGCGGGCGTATTCTAATACATCATCCGAATTGTCTTGCAAAAACTTGGTCTTTTTATTTTGATCCCTAGGCAAAAGATGAGTTAAGTTAAGATCGCTAACCCAGCCATAAAAGGTAATTTTAGCGATGCTATATAGTTCTGCAGATTTATCTACCCCCAGCTTTTTAAGGTTTTTTGCAACGTCTTCTTTATTTATTGTATTGAATTTATGTTTTTTCAATTCCCCGCCGCAATCTTTAATCCATCTTCCGATAGTTGAGCCCTCAACACCGTAAAGCTCTGCGGTTTTTTTAGATCCATATTTATTATAATTTTCTATTATATCTGAGCCGTTTTCTTTTAAGAATTTAATTCTTTTTTTCAGTTTGCCTCTCGTCTTGCGCACGTAATCGAAGACATAACCTAGCTCGGCATATATTTTTTTTAAATTAGTCTTATATTTTGGGAGTAGGCTGACTAGAATGCCCTTCCCTATATTTTTTAACTCTTTAGGCTGCAATGGAATTCCTCCATTTTCTTTAACTATATCCTTAAGTTGATCCTTGATCTCATCGAGGGTAAATGTAAGACTGCGCATATGCTTATAACCTAAGTCTGTATCTAATTGTTTTTTACCGCCTGGGTAATATTCTGGGATTGCTTGCGCTAAACCACCATAACCCATTTCTCCTAAATCGCCAACACTGATGGGTTTATCTCCATTTTCTAAGCAGAGTTCGCTGTAAAAATTATATACTTTACCCTCATTGAATCCAGCATCAGACTCAGCATTAAGAAGCTCAGGAGAACTTAAAGTTTTGAAGTTGTTTAACTTTACACGCTTTGAAATTAGAATTTTTTTAAAAAAGTCTTGAAGATC